AAATACAAAAGAATATCAACAATCAATACAAACATTCAACGAGGTACAAAATGGAAAATAGAGAAACTAGAGATTATGTAAGAAAATATGGCAAAGCAGCTGCAAGACAAAGATTGGGAAATGGTGAACTTGAAAAGATATCTGTGCAAATAGATGGATTGCACATTGGTAGTGTTCATCGCTTTTGGCATCCAATGTATTCTTGTTGGGTTCATCGTGGAATCACTGTGATCGATTTCCGTGTGTATGATTACATTTCCTTCAATGGAGAACCAGAAGCAATGAAGTGGGTGCAAGATAAGTACAACGCAATGAAAAATCCAATCTTTACAACAATGCTATCGGATGATATATCAGCAAGTGGATATTCCATCGATGCGATTGCCATTGAATGTGGGTGTAGCCGTGATGTGATCTACAAGTGGATTCGTGGGGAAAGTGTTCCAAGTGTTGTGCATCTGCACGCATTGGCCAAAGCATTGCATCCACAGTTCCCACACATCTTGTTCCAAAAATACAGCAATCAAATAATACTAGAAAGAAAATAAACCTGGAAAGACAATGAATTGGAAACTAATATATACCGGCTTCTTTCCTGGTGCTCCTGTTGCCACTGGTCGTGCAAGACACGGAAAGTTTGGCACATACACACCACCAAGAACCAAAAACCACATGAAAACACATGCATTCCAATCGGACATACAATATTTGAATCCAATCAAGTTGGTTGTCACGTTCGTGCATCCAAGGCCACAAAGGATCAAGGATGCACAACGCACTTGGAAAACCACCACACCAGACTTGGATAACTTGATCAAAATGGTAATGGACATTGTCACACGCAGTGGACTTTGGAAGGATGACAATCAAGTGGTATGCATAGAGGCACAAGATATGTATGCATCCAAATACGAAACGGCCCACACAACATTCAATATATACATACAGGAGTAAAACCCAACAATGCTAACAATCAAATTCTCAATGTTTGACTCTCTAACCAATACAAGAGTGAAACCAACAATAATGACACTAGACAGTTTTGCAGCTTGGCTAACGACCACGAAAGGAAAACACACGGACAAAAAATCTTTGCCTTTGTGGTCACCAACTGTATTCTCCAGTGAATATCGATCAAAAAGTGGAGCACAGGAAATCACTTGTTTGGTATACGATATCGATGATGGACTATCACCATTTGATACCTGGAGATTGTTCGCTTCATATTATGTGATTGCACACACATCATTCAGTCACAAACCCAATTATCACAAATATCGCATTGTGCTTCCCCTAGCGAAACCGATACCGGTTGCAGATTGGAGCCGAGCATATCAAGCTGCACAAAATCTTTGGGATAGTGTAGTTGGAAAAGGTACACCAGATCAATCTGCTTTGCATGATGCTGCACGTGTCTATTTCCGATTTGCGTTACCGGTGAATGCAGAAGGTATTGCCGATGCACATCCAATGGCAACACATCATTGGCATAAAGTGTCAGTACATCAAGACACGTTACTAGATTTGGACTATAGTAATATCCAAGCGATTGAAAAACCAAAAGAACACACATATGTGCGTAAGTACAGCAATGGTAAAGGTTCCTTGCAAGATGCCTATGAAGACAAGAATGTGCGTTTAGCAATCGCAACAAGCAAAGGTGCATCCATACAAGGCAATGAAGCAAGATTCATTGTATGCCCAAAATGCACAAGGAAATCAGTACACTTTTCTATCGATCCTACCATTGCCGGTGGCACCAAGTGGCCTACCTGTAACCATGCAAACAGTTGCAATTGGTGGGGAACATTTGCAGAAATCATTTGAAACGAATACAAGGAAATAATAATATGAAAAAACAAGACCAATTACAAAAGTTACTAGAGATAGTGAAAGAAGCCACCGGCATCGATGTTGAAGACAAGCAAGAACCTGTTGGGACAGATGTAGAAACGTGGGATATATTGAAGAAGGGAACAGCAAAGGGGAGTGGTGTGTTAGTACCATTGAATTGCCGATTCAACACAGCAGCGATATTGCGTAATGATCCAGAATATGCATCATTGTGCTACAATGAACATTCCGATCAAATCTTGCTAGGTGGTGAGATGGTGAGTGATGGGATGGTGGAAACTATTGCATATAATTTCGAAGAAAAGTATCGATACAAAGTTACAGAGAAAGCACTCCGAGCATCCATCATCATGGTGGCACAAGAGAGAACAGTGGAGCCGATCAAAGAGTGGTTGCTTGGATTGCCAAAGTGGGATCAACAACCACGCATATTGAAATTCTTTACAGATGTTTTCAATGCCAAAGTTCCAATGGGTGCAGAAAACCTGATTGATGAAATGAGTGCAAAATGGTTCATCTCTTGCGTGGCCAGAGTTATGAAACCTGGTTGCAAGATGGATACATGTTTGGTGCTTGTTGGTGACAAGGGTATGCGAAAATCTTCAGCTTTGAAAGCCTTATCAAGTGAGGAATATTTCAGTGATTCCAACATAAATATATCTCACAAAGATGCATATGAATTGCTTCATCAATCTGGTGTATGGATTTGGGAACTTGCAGAAATGCACGCATTGCAAGGGAAAACAGCAGACAATGCAAAGCAGTTTCTGACATCTGCATCGGACAGATACCGGCCGGCTTATGCAAAGATGCCAGTGCAGAGAAACCGAAGAACCGTGTTCACTGCATCCACAAACAACTACCAATTTCTATCTGATGGGCCAGAAAGAAGATTTTGGATTGTGGAAATCCAATCGAAGATCAATGTTGATTGGATATTGGCCAATCGTGAACAGTTATGGGCAGAAGCCTTGCACTATTTCAATGATGGTGTTGAATGGTGGTTGCAACCGGACAGTGAAGATGATTTGGAAAGATATCAACAATCTTACATCATCGATGATCCGTGGACATTCAAAGTGTTAGATTGTTTCAAACATCATAACTTGGAAGCCACCACAGCACAGATAATGGACTATCTGCAATTGTCTAGTGCAAATCAACACGGTGGATTCTCCAAACGTATTGCACAAATTTGCAGAGATTGTGGCTATGAACAATACTATAGCAAGGTAGATGCAGCACGTAAGTGGAGAAAGAAAGTGACAGGACAAAACTAGACAAAACTAGACCGAGCAAAACAAATAGAAACCTTCATGTTGTTATACTTGTACAACATGGAGGTTTTTATGCGTAAATTGATATTCCTGGATACAGAAACAACCGGTTTGGATCCATCCAAACATGAGATCATTGACATTGCAATGATCATCGTAACAGAAGATGAAAGAACCATATACAATACGAAGATCAAACCATCACGCATACTGGATGCAAATTTGAAAGCGTTGGAAATCAATGGATACACAACAGACAAGTGGGAAGCTGCACCAGATATGGCAGAATGCATTCACGATATCCAAAAGCATTTGAAAGATGGATACATCATTGGATACAATCCACAGTTTGATGTGGGATTCTTGGAAGCTGCATTCAAAGAATACAAATTGGATGTTCCTAGAATGCGTTCAATAGATTTGATGGCATTGTCTTTCTATTTCTTGTCACCATTGGGATTGAAATCTTTATCCCTGGACAGTGTTAGAAAATTCTTGGGCATATCCACACAAAATGCACACACAGCATTGAAAGATGCATGGGATTGTATGCACTTGTGGCAAGTGTATAAAAAATGGAAAATATGGCATGCTTTGTGGTATTATTTCCGAAATCGTGTTATAAAATAATGTTTGTTAGAATTGTTGGCATAGGAAAGCACTCACTTTTGGTTAGGTGGGTGCTTTTTTTTTGCCCAAAATACACTTGGGATACACTTGGGATACACCAAAACCAAGAAAGAATACACGTGGATACACGTAGAATACACTTGGATACACGTTGGAAACAGTATATGTATTTCGATTGGTACGTACTTATAATATCATTTTGTGCTTTTTTGTGTTTGGGGCCTTCCCTATCTATATTATAATTACATGTGATTACTCATAAAAAGTTTTATTTTTTTTTATTATAATATATATATATATACATATTTGTATTCGTACACACCGAAACAATGAAAGAAAACACTACCTGTATTTTGGTGTATCTACGTGTATCCAGGTGTATCTTTTCAACATTTTGGTGTATCCTTTTTGAAATTTGGCCAAAAAACTGCACAAAAAAAAGCACAATGGTTGAAAATATTGTGCGTTATGTTAGTATTCTTATGTATTAGACCACACATGATGTGGTATCTGGTACTGTTCTCCTCTTATTTTCAGTGGGAAAATATATTTTTAGTGGAAGAAGTTACATACATCCAAGGGCAAATCTTTATTGGTTTGCCCTTTTTTGTTGCTTGATCCATCTATATCCAGGATTTCCACCCCACAAAGCCCAAGCAATTGCAGCCTTGCTTGTCTTGTCTTGTCTTGCTTCTGCTTCTCCTGGAGATTCAGCATGCCTTGCAAACCATGCAATCATCAAATCAAGTTGAGCATCATCAATCACACCAGACATCAATTTCTTTGCAGTTTTCATTCCTGTGCCTTGTATTCTTTGATCACCATCATCTTTGTATGCAGCTCTTTGTGCAATGGGCAAAGAAAGATTGTAATCATAAGCACGTTGAACTAACAAACGAATATCTTTTGGTACTGTGTAAGATGGCATAACTAACTCCAATATGATAATATGTAAAAAAAAGGATCTAATATGATAACTATAGCACAAAAGAAATACCTGGAGAGCAAAGTGCAAGGCATATTGAATGGAATTATCTTTGGATGTATTCCACATGAAGCAGCACAAAAGCTAACCGAAACATTGAATCAATCACCAATACTGCAAGCAACACAACACAATAACATCGTAATGATTCACGATATCAACCGTGAATGTATATTGATTGTTGTGTTCAAATATGATGGATGCACATTCAAGAAAGCCAAATTGAAATCACCAGTGTTCTATGATGCACTGGCATTGTGTATGATATGGATCGATGAAAATGCACCAGAAGATTTGGATGATTTATCAAGTGAAGAAGAAGAATCATACGAAGACAATACAAGCGATGACAGTGATAGTGACTAGGAGAAAACATGGCAAAGAAACCAACACAACTAGAACAATGGGCAATCAGCAAAAAGATTGTGGCTTTACGTAGAGAAGGCAAAACACAAGATGAAGCAGTTGCCATTGCATTTGATATGTGGAGAAGGAATTCGCTTCCTATTCCACCCACTCCGGAACAAATCCGAAAACAACAACAAGAGAGAATGAAAAAATGGAAAAGAAACAAATAAAAATCATCATAGCAATCAAAGTGGTAGTGATAACAATCATTGCTGCATCTTTTGATAGTGTATCGTGTATGGGTGAACTCCAAGATACTGCAGTGGAAAACAGTATATCTGTAGAGTTGGAAACGGTTCCAACACCAACAGTAATTGAAGAACCCAAGCAAGAAATCATTGTGCCCACTGCACACGACACAGCAACACCAACACCAGTGGAGCTTGCACAATGAGAGAAGACCACAGCCCCACAGTTACAATGGATGAACTTGTGCAGAATGTTTTGGATTGGGCAGAACAAAAAGATTTGCTGCACCAGGAATATCATCCCAAACAAATGATGAAGATCATGGAAGAACTTGGGGAACTATCCCAAGCATGTTTGAAAGACAATCCAATGGCTATCATTGATGGTATTGGTGATGTACTTGTAACTGTAATCATATTGGCAAAGCAGTTGGGATATTCACCCAAAGGTTGTCTATTTGAAGCGTGGAATGAAATCAAGAATCGAACAGGCAAGATGCACAACGGAACATTCATCAAGGATCAACAATGATAATCAAATTTATAATTGCACCATATCAACCAGAGTACACACCAAAAGTATCTGCACTTTCCAAATCTTTATTGGCAGAAGATGTTTCCGTGATATCATTGCACGGAGTTATTTTCACTGGTGCATATGGTGATCAAACAAACCAAGCAGACAAAGAACTTGGAATGAAAACTGCAAACAACATTGTAACATTGATATCCAAATTGGGTATTGCACAACTTTATGTGATGCTGGATGACAATGGTTTGATGGATGCCGATGTTGAATTGCAATTGAATCTGTGGAAACAGCACAATGATAGTGTTCTTTTCGTGGATGGTGATGGAAACCCTGTATAATCAGGGCCCAAAAAAATTTTTCGCATAGGGAAGAAAGCCGTGTGCGTAGGGAGAAGACCCCCGGCACTGTCCCCAC